CTGATCATGTCCACGATCACATTCAACTGGTTGGTTTCCAGCGTGGCCTCAATGGCATCATCGTCCAAATATTCAGTGGCTTGGAAGTCAAAGAACAGTCCGATCTTGCTACCCCAGATGGTGGCTGGGCGAGACTTGGAGCCGCCAAAGTAGAGCCGCCCCTCATGGAAGGTCACAGATTTTGGCCAGCCACGGGTGGCAGACCACACATCTTCATAAAAGCATTCAACATTCCAGTTGCCAGTAGTCCTTGCCGTGGTATCAAAGAACGGGTATTCAGTGATGCCTTTGACCTGAGTGTCACTGATGTATTCAGTGATCTTCATCCGACCCTGAGGCACAGCGTTGATGTATTGATTGACAGACTCAGCGGCAAACGGGACAACCTTGTAGTTGTCACCAGTCAATGGGGCCGTGTCCCACGGCGGGAACACATCGGCCACCTTGGTCGTGCCGTTGTAGTCGGTGATCTTGCGCGCCTTGCCAGACTGAGCGCCAGAGGTCATCACCACACACAGACCGACAAAGATATCGTCAGTGGAGCTGGCCGCAGCCTTCAGCGTGACAGTGCTGGTGGTGGCCGCCTGCAACGATCCAGTGTCACCAGTGTAGGCAGACGCAGTGACTGTGATATTCCCACTGACGGCAGATGGCGTCAGGCTTGCAATCGGATCAAAGATTTGCAGGTTGTAAGCATACTTTGGGATTGAGTCAAACGTGATGGTGGTCTCAGTCCAAGTCGCATCAGTCCCACCTCGAACGATCTTCACTGGTTGCAGGTCAGGGTGGACGATGATCAGGGTATCAGCAGACTGAGTCCAGCAAATCTCGTCCAGCATCGGGCCGGTCACCGAGGTGGCCAGATAGGCATTGCCAGAGCCATTGATGTTGGTGATCTGCGCCCCGTCCTTGAAGACGTACATCCGGGACGGCGTGAAGCACAGCATATAGCTGTCATCCACGCTGAACTCAAATGGAACCAGGCGCACCCCATTGGCCACAGATGGCGTGGAACTGTTTGGCAACTCGGCAATGTACTTCAGACCCGGCCTGCGGCGCATCCCGCCCTGGGGCTGGATCAGCACATTGGTGGCCTTCTCCAGCGCGTTGGCGTACTGCTGAAGGTCAACCCGTGACCGCAGCAGCGGGTCAAGCTCACCAGTGGTGAAGTTGGACTGAAGGTTGACAAAGCGCGGCATTATCCAAACCTCGCCTCAACCAGGGTGAAATCGCTGATGGCGCGGGATGGATTGCCCTGGCCATCAATCTGCGCGGCAGTGCGGAAGAAGCCACCTCGGCCATTTTCAGACGGGTCGCCAACAGCAACCCTCTGCCACTTTGCAGCCTTCTCCTGCTGCTCGGTCAGCGACTCGGCAATGTGCCAGGCCACCATGTATTTGAGCAACTGGACAAAGTATTGCGGCATGGCGTACTCGCCAACCGAATACTGGTAATCGATGTAGACGCTCTCCAGGTTGGTCAGCAACTGATCGCCCTGGATTTCCCAGTCCTTGCGAACAGGAGAGCCAATTGCCGAACTCTCATAGACCGCCCTGGGGTTGTTGAGCCTGTCGCCAGGCAGTTGGTAGGCATACCGCCACACACTGCCAGGAGCCGTCAAAAGCTGTGCAAGCTGGATTTTCTTGGTGCTGAAGCTCCACGGGTACATGACCAGCAATGAATCCCGAATGTCCGGGTAGAGTCGGTCACAGATGCTGGACTCGTCAGTGCCATCGTTGAACGATGTGATGGCCTTTGCGCCAATCATCAGCAACGCATCTGAGCAGATTGTGATTCCTGTATCGCCTGCTGCCATTTTGACCTCTCAATGTGAGAAGGGCCACCCTCCGAGAATCCCCAGAAGATGGCCCATTCGTGGGTGACTCCGATCAATCGGTGTCAGTTGCAGTGACGGTCAGGCCGTCAGTCACATCCACCACAGTGCCGCTATTGGCATTCACCCAAACGATAGACATCGCGGGGGTGCCACCAGTCGAGGTGTGGCAGAAGATGATGTCACCGACTTTGAGCAACGATGCGGCGCTGTTGAAATAGCCCGCAGTGTTGACATCGCCGATTGCATCGGTGGTGGTGTACGTCCACATCTGCGGAGCGTTACCAGCTTTGGATTGACCGCCAGCGGCGTTGAGTCCAGTTACAGAATAAGCCATGATCTTTTACTCCTTGTGGTCAGATCAAGATTCGCGGCAGGTGATCTGCACGATGCCACCAGCGTCAATCGCAATAGCGCCTGCGCTGAAGACTTCGTTCACCAACCAGGAGGTCTTCTCAGGAATGTAGTTGATCTCGGTACGCATACCGATACCCTCTGCATAGCCAATGGCCTGGCTGTGGAAAGCCCACACAGTGCGGTCGTTGGAACCATCGATGGCCAAACCACCCTCGGAGCGATCACCCAGCACATGGAACTGGAAGCCCAAGAAGGTGTTGATCTCGCCCTGAACCAAAGCCTTCACAGTGTTGAAATCACTGGAGGTGACCGAGGTTTCGGACAAGAGATTGGACAAGCTGTTGGCATGAATGACCATGTGACGGCCATCCATCGGCACGTTGCCCTTGTCGAGCAAACGCTTGGCTTCACGCAGCTTGGCCACGTTCAGGTTGGTGTCAGTGCCACCAATGTCATTGCTCACAGTCAGCGAGGTGCTGGATGCGGTCAGTGCATCGATGATCAATTGGTCTTGACGGCGGCCCATGGCGTTGGCCACAACCTGCACCAGCTCCTGGCGCTCGTCAAAATTGACTTTGGCCTGGGAGAAGATGTCGCTGTATTCAGCGGCGTTGTAGTCAGCCAGCGTACAGGTGACCTGGGAGAAGCCCACGTTCAGGGGCGTGACATCAGTCTGGGGAACTCGCACAGTGGCGACACCAGAACCGACTTTGGGGAATTTGACAGTGGAGCCTTCGACACCACGACGCTGACGCACAGCGCCCACCAGCATTGCTTTGCCCTGGTAAGCCTGTTTGACCTCAGCATCAAAGAGCGTCACAAAGGCATTTGAAAGAGAAATGCTCATTTGGAAACCTCATGCAGTTGTTGATCAAGGGGTTAGCGCATTGGTGAGCCAGAAAGCCTGGGCCGATTGCTTGCTGGTTACGCCAGCCAATCGTCAGCATCCGCTGCGGTAAGGGTCGGTTACCCGGTAGGCCTTGCGCGGATTCTATGAGATTTTTGGAACTATGCAATAGGTCTGTATTTACTATCTTAAGGATACCCTCTGTGGTGAATGTTGGAGCAAAGCACAGCCTTACCGTGATCAAGATCAACAGTTCGCTCTGTGCTGGAGACACCCTCTGCGGAGCCATGTCATCGCATCGCACTACCTCAGACTTGTTTCAACCACCCGGCTCTAAGGATTCGCCCACCGTCCCTGCTCTGGCTTGCTCGTGTAACAGGGTTTTTTAACAGACCACCACCGACGTGCCGCATGATCTGCGAGTCAGGAGCGGAAAACAAAAAGCCGTTAGAACAGACCCCGGTGGAACACACAATCATTTTGGGTGAGAGTGCAACCCCATACGGGGTCGGAGTCTGATCTAACGGCTTACTTGCTGGCGTTCCACTTCCAACGGGAACCAGTATAGACCAAAAAAAGACCCGGCACAATGGCCGGGTCAACTGGCAACTGCCTTCCCGGCAGATTCAGGTGAATTGCTCAAACAGGCGGGCGACCTTCTGGCGATATCCCGCATCGGTCTTGTACTTGGGGTCAGCCACCATGGCATAGAGTTCTTCCTTGCTGGGCGCTCCCTCCAAGGGTTGGCTCTCAATGGGAACTCGTCCCTCGTAGGCCTCACGAACCTTCAGGAGCGCATTGATGCCCCTGGCAGTACCGCCCATGATCTTGAACTCCTCAAAATCATCCTTGCTCCAGACACCCTTGGCAACCAAGCCCCTAGCCCAGTCCACCATCCCGTTGACGATGGCGTTGCCATTGGGGCCGAGCTTCTTGAGTTCGACAGCAGGATCAATTGGAGGCTCGGCATTGGCTTGCGCCATGCCCATCACGTTTTCAGCCAGCTCGTCAAAAGCCGCCTGGCTGACACCCCATTTTGCCGCCCAGGACACATAGCCCTTGGACAGCTCATCAGCACCTTCTAAGTCAGTGACTCCTAGCTTGCTGGTGTCGTATTTGCCACCTTCTGGTGCTTTGTGCTTGCCCTGGCTGATCATCTTTCGCAGATCGGTCCAAGACTTGGACATGGCCTCCAGGTCGGCCTCACCCTTGTCGGCGTTCCAGAAGTTCTCTGGCAGGTAATCGGGACGCTGGATGGGCGCTCCTGTGGATTTGGCAATGGCATTGGGGTCTTGCTCTGCCTTGTGGCTGATGCCAGCGTCTTGGGTGTCAGATGGTTTGGTGTCATCTTGCACGCTCACGTTGTCCAATAGGCCGGATGAACCGGGTTGGTTGTCGGTGTCGCTCAAATTTTCCTCGCTTGGTTGATCCGCGCCTCGATGTCCCTCACCACATTCCTCTGCCCTTCGGCAAAAAATGCGTGTGATGGGTCTGCGCCCGGCACGGCGATGGGCACA